TGACGGCTCAGTGGCACGAGGTGCAGAGGTTGTATCTCCAATCCTTGATGAAAGCCGTTTAAACGAGGCAGTGGCAGTTACCAAAATTCTTAAAACTGCTGGTGCTCGTGTAGACACTGCAACTGGATTCCATGTCCATATTGGAGCGACTGCCTTCGGCGATAGATTCAATTCAACACTGAGCCAGTTCGTTTTAAATTACTACTCAATGCACCATGCAATCGGAGCACTGGTTGCACCTTCTCGCCTTCGCAATTCTTACTGCGGAGTTTTACAACAACATGATGCCGAGGATATTGCGAGCCGTTTAAACGGTGGCAATTTCAGAGCCTCAAGTCGTTACCAATCCCTAAACCTTGATGCGCTGGAGCGCCACGGTACCGTTGAGGTTCGCCTACATCAAGGCACCTTAAACGGTGTTAAAGCAATCGCATGGAGCCAGTTTATCGCTGGCTTAATCAAGATTAGCGTGCAAGGCGTTAATCTAAACCTCAACTCAAATCTCAATCCATGGGCAGACCCTCGCTCAAGAGATTCAGAGTCATGCGTTAACTTGCTGGACACCTTGGTTACCTTCGATTGTTTAAACGCCTCAACTGGTGACTGGTTGAAAAACCGAGCACGCGCCCTTAAGTAAGAGGGTCGCCTGCCCCTAGTGGGCTAAGCGTAGGTGCAATCCCTACGGCAGGCACTAACACCTAGGAGATACCTCGGTGTTTAAACGGAAGGACTGGATGCAATGGATTACAACTTGCTACCTTGGTGGCTCACTTGGATAGACGGCAGGGCGCTTCTATTCATCGGGCTAATAATTTGGGCAGGGAACAAGGCAATCACCAGTGGAGAAAAAAACCATGACAAATGATGATTGTTTAAACGAACGAGTAATCTGCGGAGATTGTTTACGACCTGATTGCAAAGGTTGTGAATACTAATTCGCGGTTGTGATACAATTAACTTCTAACTACTACAGACTGGAGAAAAATATATGTGCGGAATAGCAGGATATTGCTTAGACCCTAAGCATTACAAAAGCGTAAGCACCTCAGACCTTGCAGGTCAGATGCTTATGGATATTGAACACCGTGGCACAGATGCAACAGGTGGCGCATGGATTAACCCACGCACTGGCAAGCGCGTGATTCGTAAAGCGCCTATCTCTGCAAGCGAGTTCGTGCCTAACGCTGGCGATAAATTATGCGGTGGCGCAACCACTGCAATCCTTCACACAAGGTTCGCAACTCAAGGCTCACCAACCAATGCAAGCAACAACCACCCGATTCCTCGTGGCAAAATTGTGCTCACACACAACGGGCACATCAGCAACGACAGGGAATTGTTTAAACAGTTAGGTGTTCCTCGCGTTGCACAGGTAGATAGCGAAGCAGTCGCTGCCTTGATTGCCTTCTCAAAAGACAAGCCATGGCAAGCATTAACAGAGGTGTACGGCACTGCTGCCCTTGCATGGATTACTGCCAATGACCCACGCAATCTGCACCTAGCACGCCTTAACTCATCACCACTATGGATTGCACAGGCTAGTACTGGCTCCTTATTCTACGGCTCCACAAAGGAAACAGTAGAGAACGCATGCATCATGACCGATTGCGAAATGGATTGGTTATACGAGGCGCAAGAGGGTGAGTACTTCCAAATTCGTGATGGTCGTATCATCAAGCACGAAACCTTCACACCTGCAAAGCGTGAGTCGTTTAAACTTTACAACTCATACTCTGAAGGTAGCGACATGGATTGGTATGGTAGGTACAACCAATACAAAGCAGACAAGTACTCAAAGTGGTGGGACAAGCATGACGAGTTCCTAAACTTCTAGTCGTTTAAACGGAACAACCCCTCAGCCGCTATGGTCTGGGGGGTTTTTCTTTTTGTTTAAACATTTACTATCTGCACATGCTGTCGTTCCTGGAATCTAAAGTCAACTGTTTAAACAACCCAACAAAAAAACATCTTCAGCCAGGTATCTGGTGCGTACTGTTTAAACAATATAAAAATTATTTTCTGGAAATCTAAAACAAATGCTTGACTTTAATCTTACAAACTGAAATCATTACACCGTAGCAACAAGGCTACACAAACGAAAGGCTGGAAATGCTAGGAACTGACTTGATTGCAGTAATGATTGCGCTGATTACTTCTGTTAGCGTAATGATTATTACTATAAAAAGAAATGCACAACTAGAAAAAGAAAATGCTTGGTTGCGTGAGCGTGTATCAAACCTTCGCAAGCAGGTATCCAACATGGTAGAAAGACCCTTCTAACATGAGCACACAAACAACTTATCAAGGTTGGAAAAACTACGACACTTGGAACTGTGCGCTATGGATTAACAATGACTACGCACTGTACTTATCTGCTCGTTTATTCATGACCGTATACAAAGGCGTTAAGCCTTATCGTGATTGGGTAAAGGTTGCTGGATTAGAAAATGATTCAACCAAAGATGGTTGCAAATGGGTAAGCAATAAATTATCTTATGCTGAACTCAACAATATGATGAAGGACTTGGTGAACTAATGAGTAAATCAACTTCAAACATATATGCCAAAGCAAAGTACGATGCAATGGAACAACTCATCGCTAATCACCGCGCCGAGTATGAAGCAATCTTTAAAGCAGAAAAGTTAAAGTATGGTATAACACCACGCTTAACTACTGCCGAAAGGATTGCACAACTAGAGCAGACACTTGAAAATCTAAAGGCGGTTAAACAATGACCACTAAAGATGATTGGGATTGGTGGTATTACAACAGGTTGCACCAGTTTTTTGAAACCTTACTGGCACCTATGTATAAACGCGCCAACGAGCCAACGATAAATGACCTTAAGAAAAATGATGAGGAGTCAAATGTCTGAGCCAATGTATCTACAAGGAGATGATGTCGCACTTGGCATCAATCAACCTTGCGAAAACTGTGAGGAACTAGACTGCGTATGTGGCGGAGAACCTGACCGCATGTGGGGAGATGAGGACTAAATATGAAACTCACTAAAGAACAAATGCTTATGGTCAACGGTGCACTTGCAGAATATAGAGTGAACCAAACTGATACAAAATTATGGACTAATTCTGATGAGAAAAACTATCAACGAATTGTCCTGCAACTTCGTAGGGATTACAAAGAGGCGGTACAGGGGGTGAAAAATGGACGAGTTAAGAACAGTTAAAGGCATCGTAATCAAACCAAACGGTACGCACTTAGAGAAAGTGTTTAAACAACTCACTGATTACCAAGATGCTCTTGATGGATACATTGAAGCAGTCAGACTGTATGACTACAACGGTGTAGAGATAGCGTGTGCTTATGTAGATGATGAGGGATTGTTAAAGCAACTACCTTTAAATCCATTGGGCAGTGCAATCTCTTTCTTATTCGGGAATACACCATACTTAGCAGGCAACATGATTGTTGTCGGTGCATCAGATGGTGAAGGTTATGATACTGATATTCCTGAGTACATATCCACACTTATCAAGAACATCAGCGCCAAAGATGAAGAGATAATCTCATGATGTTTAAACGGTTGGTCGCCATATTTTTAGTAGTAACTTTAAGTGTGGCGATTGACGATAAGTTTTTTGATGATTCGCACATACCAGTAGCGCCACTGTCCAATGGTAAACACATAGCAGGAACCGTAGTAGCCTTCTATGAAAACGAATACCAGCGCCACGCAATAGACTTGCTTACGCAAAAAGGCAAACTAGAACAATGGAACTGCCTGTACACACTGTGGATGCGCGAGTCAAACTGGAATCCTAAATCACGCAACCGTAAATCGGGAGCCTATGGCATCGCACAATTTATGCCAGCAACTTGGGCACTGGTGGGTGCAAAGAAAACTGATGATGGATTCTTACAAGTGGAAGCAGGACTTGCATATATCCAAAGAAAATATGGTGGCAATATATGTAAAGCACTCGGAAGCAATCTCGGAAGGGGGTGGTACTGATGGCTAATGAGGCAATCATCAGTGAACTAACCAATCATTTGATTGACGAACACTTTACTTGGTCAATAGAGGATTGCAAGCCAGCAACCTTGCGTGATGGAATCAAGTGTGAACTTCTATTGAAAACCGTATTGGACTATATGATTGGAGCAGGTTATGTTAACGAAACCAAAGTACCATAGGATACTAAGTCAGATTGAAGAACCAAACGGAACGATAACTTACAGACTGCGGTATAACTATGAACTGTTTAAACAAGGTGCATGTGTTGGCATAGACACAGAACTTTTTTATCCAGTAGAAGAAAGAGAAAACCCTGACTACATAATCAAAAGACTATGTGCTAATTGCCCAATCAAAGCAGAGTGTTTAGAGTGGGGATTGGTACACGAAAGATTCGGAACATGGGGCGGAACAACTGCACTGGCACGAAAGATTATGCGAAGAAAATTAGGTTGGAGAGTGAGTGAAATCTCACTTAATCCGACACGAGGGGAGTTGCACTCAGTTTAATATGTGCGATACACTTCCCTACGAGGCACTCACCTAGGTTCCAGTCCCGATGGTGGGTGCCTTCTATAATTTATGTATGTTGTGCATCAATTCAAATACTTGATTAGCAAGTTCATCTAAAGTTCCATCATTATAGATAACATGTTTAAACATAAAGTTATCCATAGCATGCTCGCTCTTATGACGATTAACTGGTGCATGATTGTGTCTGTTTATACGCCACACTTCACCACCCTTTTGTTCAATCGCATGTGCTTCATTTGGAAAGCGCACATCAGAGAACACAACCCGCTCATATTCATCGGCTCGTTTAAACGCTTGGTCAATCCAAAAGTTTTCTCCAAACAATTCACGCCCAACTTCGGTGCCAAACACCTGTAATAATCTACGGACTTCGGGATTAGACTTGGCTACTTCCCAACCATACTCGTTAACTAAATCCTCAACGCGTGAGTTATCGCCAAGCAATGGGTTTAAAGTAAAGACTGCATCGCGTATAGGCAAGGCAAAGGATATGCGCTTGAACGAATAGTTTAAACAAAGCAATTCAGCAACGGTATCTTTACCTGACTGTGCGTATCCACTCAATCCAATAATCATTACAATCCCAATCCAATAAGTATTTCCATTACCAATTTATAGAACTCCAAATCAAGGAGCAACATCTGCAACTCCAGCAATATAGATTTCATCTCAGTCCCCACTCTCTTCTTGGTTTCTTATCTCTGCTCTTGCCTCTGCATTGCTACGCCTACGACTACGGCTACGCCAAACAGGTGGCTCACCACCAAGTCTATCTTGTAACTTATCCAAGGCACGCTTAACACGCTTGCGTATTGCCTCATCACTAGCACCATAAGTTTCAGCGAGTGCAGAAAATTCCATACCACCATGTGCATAACGCATACGCAACAGGTCTTTATCGTTCTTGTTTAAACGGTCTAAACCAAATGCAACATCTGACAGCAAGGCTAATCTGTTGCCACCCTCTGATGGTTTACTTGTGTGAGTGATGAACTCTTGCGACATATCAGGTGTATCAACCCAACCAATATGCTCCCATACATCAGGCAATAACTGATGTAATACCTCATGGGTATAGTAAAAAGAATCTGCCATGGGTGAACGAGAGTATCTTGACCGCTCTTTAGCAACATACTTCTGTGCTTCATTGTAGAAAGTTCTGCGTAATTTATACTTTAAACTTTCCTCATCTTGCCACTGTTCAATCTTATGCCAATGTTCTAGTGCCCATAAGGACATATGCTGGTACAAATCATCAGTGCTTACAAGCCCACGATGGATACGATTGGAACGGCTTGCCACCTGTCGGGCAATACTATAAATGGTTTCCCAAACTTTATCTTGTTCATCCATCTTTAGTTTCCACCTTCTCATTTTTTAGTTTACGCATTGCCATAAGCAAATCATCAACGGTTATGAGATAACCTTTACTTTTATTAGGAGGGATTTCACAAGTTATCTCACGACCAAACTCTTTAACTGCGTAAAGTACATGTGATGTTGGAACTAAAAGCACGCCTTGTTCTAGCACAAATGCCCAGTACTCTGCCTCAGTTACCATTACACCCGATGGTTCCCATGATTGGGATTTCATATACCAACACTCAACTTCTATGTATAGGTTGTTGGTGACCCACCATTTTCTATCTCGTTTAACTTCAACCTTTTTGCCTTGAGTAAGTAGTTCCTCAACTAACTGCTCACCCTTGCGCCCATAGCCAAAGTCTAAATCAAACGCTGAATTTTTAACCAAGGCTAGGCACCCACTCGTCTGCGTAATCCATCTGCTCCCTCGGTTAGGAACACATCATTAACATCTTGATTATCAGGCATGAACACAGGAAATACATTGTCTAGTTCACGGCTAATTGTCTTAGCCATTTCCCTGCCAGCATTATCACCATCA